GAGCTACTGTCCACTGTCCTTCAACAATTTGTCCAGCAGGGAAAGGTACATCTTGATCTGCACCCATGAATAAACTAAACTCATTAATAGATAAAGCTATTATAGTTTTAGCTACTTCAACTTCACTTCCATTAGCTAAGATGTTTACTAAAGTTAAGTGTCCGTCATTACCAAATCTAATTATCATTTGACTATTCACGACTGGAGTATAAGCACTCAGTCCATTGTTAGCAGTTGTTAGCGAAGTATTAACACTAGCTATCCATGCCTGACCATTCCAATGAAAGTTTGTGTTCCAGTTTGCATCAGATCTAGAAAGATTAGTTCCTTGCTTCTCAGTTGGTCCATCCCATAATCCTAAAACGAAATGCTTATTATTAAATGAATTGTTGTATTTGAATTCAGCTCCTCTCTTTAGTTGTTTACCAAAGTAGAAAGGTGCATTACCACCAATACCAGCAGACACACTAGTCGTACCAAAATTAACTGGTTGATTAGCTTTTGGGCCATAAGCGAAGAACCACTCGTCATTTATTGCAGACAATGTTGATCCGTTGATCATGTTAGCTGCATCAATTGTTATGTTTGTTCCATCACCCATTACAAGTACTAAGTCAGATCCTATTACAGAACCACTTACTACCTGAGTGCTTGTTCCAGTATCTAAACTAGTAGCATCAACTGTAACGGTAGATGAATCATTTAATGTTAATATTATATCAGTTCCAGATACAACTCCACCTTGAATAAATGTGTTACCATCTACTCCTAATCCTGTTACATCAACAACGACTGTTGAAGCATCACTCATAGTTAAAGTAAGATCAGTTCCTGATAATGATCCACTCTCTACATATAGATTAGTATCTACACCTAAAGATGTTACATCAATTGTTAAATCAGATCCAGTACTTAAATTAAGCACTAAGTCTGTTCCAACTAAAGAGCCGCCTGTTACTGTATCATTTGTATCAACTGCCAAAGCAGAAGCATCAACTGTTACAGTCGTTGCATCATCCATAGTAAGAATTAAATCGTTACCACTTAAAGCTCCACTCGATACGAAATTATTTGTATCAACACCTAATGTTGTTACGTCCACAGTATAAGAAGTACCATCAACTAAACCAATAGTTAAGTCATCTCCACTCAGTACGAAAGAATCTACAGAATTGTTACCAGTCACAAATCCTTGTGTGTTGGTGAAAACTCCATTCAATTGTATGATGGCTTGATTAAGTACTGCATTCACGAATGAACCATCAATACTACATCCAGCTACTGGTACTATGAATTGTATCTTATCAGATCCTTTAAGTAATACTTTAATGTCTGTACCAAATGCTACAGCTTCTAAATCATTTACTTTATAAGGATTCAATCTATTACCTCCCACACCTTCATTGATAATAACATTACCTGTTATATCTACAGAGATGTCTGCGTAGTTAATATCTGTTGTGTGATTACTAAATGGTAATTCAAAGAAGTCCCCTCCTGCAGGGCTTTTAACTGCCTTCTCACCTATAGAGGCATAACTGTTGTCTCCTAAAGAAACCTTCAGGTTATTTAAGTTTACTTCGCTAAAGTCAATTGCATAGTCTTGTCCAATGAATCCAACATCATCAATCTTGATTATGTTCTTGTCATTAGCAGCTAACAATCCAACTGCTTCAGTAATTAAGAAACCTATCTTTTCAGTATTAGATCCTAAACCTGTATAGTGAACTTGAGTATCTAAGATCTCAGCGATAAATCTAAATGCTGGATTTAAAGATATATTTGTACCTAATAAGTTATAAGCTTCATTGATTTGGATAGAAGCCTTTGCATCTCCTGTATTTCCAATTCCATTAAACTCACTTCTATTGTTATCATAAAGACCTGAATCTCTAAGAGTAGTGTTACCAGCTCCCCAAGCACAGAATCCTGCGTTCCAGTTACCGTTAACTTCATTTTGAGAGAATTTATTATTCAATCCACCAATTACCAATAGACCGTTGTTTGCGTTATAAGAAGAAACGTTCATTGTAGTAGTAATATTCTGAGAACCTCCTAAAGATCCAGCAGCAACATAAATACCTGAGTCAATATTCTGAGTAGATTGGTTACGGCTAATTACACCACCACCATTAATACCACAATCCTGTACTCTAATACCTCTAAGGTTTTTAGATACTGTGTTACCAATAACAAGTACCTGAGTACTTTCTTCTATTCTCATTGCTCCACCATTGGAAGCATTAGAACCTGCGTAAAAAGCTTGAAGTTCTGCTGCAGTTGAATCGTACCCAAGTAATGCTGTAACGTTCTTAGACGCTATTGTATTAAGTAATGTACCATTCCACCCATTGTTAGTAAATACACAATCGTTAACTTCTACTTTAGCAGTCTTCTTAGTATATAATCCGTACCCGCCTGCATTCTTAAATGTAATGTTATTGAACTTTAATTCTTTTGTTGAGTCAGTTCCATTGAAATAAAACAATGAACCATTACCATCTGAATAAGAAGCAAAAGATACTACTGCATCATCAGCCCCATAAAAGAATAAAGACTTATTGACAGGTAGTATAATCTCACCAGCGATTTCAAATGTTCCTTCTAAATAAATAGAATCATTATCGTTAGCTGATCCTACTGCTGTAGTTAAATCTGAATAAGGATATAATACTGAACCATCCTTTATAGCTCCAACGTATCCTGCCTTAACATATATGTCATGTATTTTCAATGCAGAGTTCTTAATGTCTGACTGAGTAGCATTTGCTTCAGCTATGTGATCATAGTCTGTTAAGTCTCCTGCAACTCCACCATTAAAGACTAATATATCTCCAGTAGCGTATCCTCCACCTGCGGCACTTACTCTATAGAAGTCCCCTAATACATCTGTTCCTGTTGGAAGTGTAGGAGAAGCCGTAGAACCGTTGTAAGCTCCTTTGTAAGTTGACCCAGATAGTAATTGATCTACATCACTCTTCAAAGCAATCTCTTCATCCTCAAAGAATCTGTTCAATACATTTGTTTGATATCTTGTAGCTGCGGCATCACCTTCACATACGTTAAGTATGCCTTGAATTGTTTCCTGATTACCTACTACGTCTACCTTATATATAGTAGCACGTAATGTTGTACCAGCTTCAATGTCTAATGGGTGCTCAAAGTACCATGTGACATCTTCATTAACAGCTAATCCGCTATGCTTTAAGAATTGAACGTATACAGATATACCATTTACGATAACCTCATACTTCAATTGCTGAGTAGATGGAATTGCTTCAGCTGACCTAGTTGTGATTCCTACTCCACTAATATTAAATGAAAAGAAGTTGTCTCCATCATAAGGTATTGAAGTATCGTTTACTGGTGCTCCTCCTAAAGGAGTACTTTGATAGTCTCCAAAGATTCTACTCTTAGGCTTCGTAACTCCTTGTCCTGCAACTTGATTAGCTGCTAGGGATTGATCAAGAACTTCTCCACTTACTGAGTAAGAATTTGCTTTGTTATCTAAATCTTCAAAGTAGATGTTTGAATTACCTGATGCAAGTTTGTGTTTAGACCCTAAAAAGAAACCTGACTTATCTACTTGAATATCCTTCTGTGCTACAAGTCTATCTGTAGTGGGGTCATACTCAAAGTACTCAGTAATAATTGGCTTTGTAATTTGTCCTTCTATATAAGCAATAACTGCTGCTCTATCCATACTAAGAGGTGCATCAACTAAATTTTGCCCTTCTTTATTTTGAATACGGTTAATGTTTAATTTTCTAAAAAACACTCTGTTATCTGTTGCAGAGTCTCTTTTTAATAAAACGTTAGATTTTATTTGTATTCTATTTGTTAAAGACGGATGTGCGTTTACCGTTAATGTACCAATTGCTTTGTTTTTAACTCTCGACCCTTCAAAATTAACTTGTCCTGATTTTAATTCTGAATATATTTTTATTTGTCCCATTTTTAATTTTTTACTATTTTTGAATAAATAATGCCATCTCGTTCATTTCTATTGTTCCAGGTACATCCGATTTTACTTGGAAACGTATTTTACCTGCGTCACCTACTCCGTTAGTATTAATTGTATCTCCTACAAAAAACTGAACGTTTACGAGGTGAGGATAAGGCTCATCTGCACCTGATTCCATTGCAAGCCCTGCTGCGTTAATAGGGAAATCAGCTGATGGAACTGCTACTGAATGTCGCTCTAAGAACACTCTTGAATCTAAACGCCCCCCGTCTTCATCTGGAGTAAAAGTTAAAGATGTTCTAATGTTACAAGAAGAAGATACTTCTAATCCTTCTAGTAGAAATTTAATAGGATCTCCCGCAGAACCTGATCCTGAATATCCAGAAGATAGAGCCGATTTCATAGATGTAGGTCTTTCATCACTTGTACCTGAAGGGTGTATGTCCATTACTACGTCTATCCATGTGTCTACATCTGTAATTAAAATTTCAGAAGAAGTTGCGGCTCCGTCAAAGTATACAGCCGTTAATAAGCCAAGGTACCCTTGGATATCAGTACGGGTTATTGCGGAAGTTAAAGCTGGTTCAATTAATCTTGACATATTTTAAGTTGTTTCTGTGATTACTGCTGATCCGGTAGATACATCCCATAGTCCGGTAACTACTCCTGTGTAATCATCTATAATGACAACTGCGTTAGGTACAAGTCTCCAAGTATATAAACTAGTAGATACACTAGCTCCTTCTTGAATATAAAGAACACCTGCACTTGCATTGTTTATTTTAAGAGATTTACGTACAGCGTTACTATTCTTTAAAGTAACAGCAGTTAGGCTTGCTGGTTCATTTGTAGTAAAACCTACAGTGCCAGGTGAAGCAGCTAAATCAGTAGCGTTTACTAATTCCCCTGTCAGCTTTACAATTGCATTTTGAGCGGATAGTTCGCTTTTATGTGTTTGCTGTAATGTTTTAATTTCTGATTGCGTCATTTTAAGTTTAATGTTTATTAGTTAGTATAAAATACGGAGAGTAGCGTATAGGTTAAGACTACAACTTATCGGTAGTATTTCTTTTTTTAGCAAGTTCCTTAAGTCCAAATCTTTTAGCAATCATATCCGCTAGTGGTTTAGGTAACCATCCTAGTTTACCTGTGTTCTCCATTAAAGAAGAAAGGTACACCGTGCAAAATCCACCGTACACTAGACTAGGTAGAGGGTAGAAAAAGACGTTAACGTGGGATAGGTGCCAGGATAACGATAACAGGACACTTGTCGCGATAAAGTAAATAGGCATTCTGAAGTTTTTACGGCTCCAATAAGTCTTAGACTTTATTGCGTAGCTTAGTCCTGTGAACCAGTCTAGAGCCATTAGTAGCCAGAGTACATAGACAGCTTCGTAGCTGTCCCACATGTAATCAGTTATAAAGCTAGATAAAAGAGCAATTAATGCTCCGATTGAGTTGAGTATTGGAGAATTCATTCCGAGAGTAGATGTTATAAAATCCCGACCACTTTCGAAGCCCAGGAAATCTTTATTTGAGGTTATATTCATTATTTTTTTTTTAATGCGTATACCGGATGACTTTTAAAATATTTAACAATTTTCTGAAAGTAATCGCTTTGTTTCTGTAATTAATGCACAAACTTCAGCAAGTGTAAGACAGTTTATTGTGTCCAAGATAAGATAAAGGTCTGCACTAGTTAGGGGTGTGGTAGTTATAACTAGCTCAGGGCTACTAGCGTTAGCTTCTTCGTATGTAAGAATAGGCGTGTCGCTGTAACTGTAGGTGTCCGAATACGTGTACAAATATACGAAATTTCCTGCTGATATGCAATAGTATTCGTGAGAATCTGTTCCTGCATTTATTAAATTAACAAGTGTTTCTACTACAGTTGCCTGAGTACCCACAATAATTGCATCTTCGACTAGGAACGTAGAACCATAAGCGATACTAATAGTATATTCTTCTGTAGGGTCTGTAGTTGCAACATTTATAGTAATCTTGTCTGCATTTGTTACGGCAGACGTAAATGGACTATAACGGTATAAAGTATCCACCATATAGTTAACCTGTATGTTGGACTTCATTTTACTGTCTACACATAAACCTAAAGAGAGGCCGGTATCAAACGCGGCCAATCCCTTTGCATGTTTACACTGTAGATCTTGGATTAATTTTGTCTTGTCTGCTAGTGTCATAGTTTAAGGTTTAACTGTATACTCTAATTTCAATTGACATCCCGTTAAGCATCCCATCTTGAGCTACTCCTAAAGTTGCCGTTGTTATTCTTACTACATCGTTAGATAGTCGTACTAAGCCCATTTCAACATTAGTTCCACCATCTGAATTTATTGCTAACCAAGTAGCCCCTGCAGGAAAAGCACCTACGAGCGTACCTCCGTATTGTCCAGCAGCTCCTCTTGTCCACACAAGTGTGCCAATATCATTAGTACCAAGTACAGTTACTACTGGGTCATCCCCATCGTCTTGTGTTATTAACGCAGTGTACCGAGCGTACCCAAGTGTTGCGTCTGTACCATTTGTACCATCCGTACCGTTTGTACCGTCTGTCCCATTTGTACCGTCTGTCCCATTTGTACCATCTGTACCATTAGCTCCGGTTGCTCCGGTAGCACCGTTAGGTATTGTTATTTGAGCTGTATCTAAACAGCTGTTACATGAATTACACATTAGCAATTACATTTATTTAGTTTACAAATACGTTGAAGCTTTTTTAGCAACTTATCGCGTTCCACAGTGTTAGCGCAGCTAACCCCATGTCTAATTGCTCCGTATATACTTTCAGCTTCTATAGCCTGGATATCATAAGGAGTTGATTTACCTGTGCATACGCACACGTTATCTATTAAGTGTTGAGCATGTTTAGCCCAAAGTTTATCTATACAGCACCTAACACTTCCTAGCCAGAATATAGCTAAGTCAGTTGTAACTGTACCATCTGATGCTGTTAATATGTAGTTAAAATCAAATTGTCCGTCTTCAGGTGTAATTGTGTACTCACCTAACAGAAATTCTCCTGTAGTAGTGACTTGTGCATTAACTACTGTAAGTACAGAGTTAGTAGCCGTTGTACCACCTGGAGTAGTATACGTTAATGTAGCGGCTGTTATATCCAGTACGCTAGAATTCGGAGAACCCCAACCACCTGTATTTTCAGCTGCGTATTGACTAGTTGTGTCATACACGCGGAGTGTAGTATTGTTATTAGAAATACACACTCTAATTGTAGGAACTAGTGTTGCTATTGCCATTTTTTAGATATTAAAAAGGGGGTGAAGGATTGAACCAACACCCCCGATGTTATTACTGTGTTAAACAATGGTCTATACCATTGTTAGTGCACCATCTGCCGAACCTGAAGAAAGAACTTCAAGAACGTTAGTGATGTCATCATCAGAACTTGTAATTGCGTATCCTGCAGCTGCAGGGATAGCTAAAGTAAATTCTTTGCTAATTGGACCCGCTACGATAGACTCAGCGTAGATCTCTTTTGTAGTGATTGTAAGTAAGTTATACAATGGCAATACAGCTTCTTTTCTAATTGCGAAGTTATTTGGGAAACCCATTTCTCCGTAGAAATCACCTTCATTACCTTGGCAAAAATACTCCAATTCTGAAACTAGTAAGTTTGTACCACTTCCTACGTTTCCTCCAACTTTAGCGTTAGTTGTAGTTCCGAAATCCTGTAAAGTAATTTCAAAGTTTACAATTTGTCCGTCATTGTGAAGTTTACCTAGAACGTGTGCGTCTTCAACTCCTGTGAATCTAAGACCACAGTTACCTGCTTCAGCGTCAGCCAATGTAATGTAAGAAGCTACTGAGTTAGCAAGAACTGTAGTAGCCTGAGTTACTTTTCTATCAAATGTGATAGTGTCTGTACCTGCATCAACTGCAACTACTTTGTAAACTGGAGAAGTCAAAGCTGTACCAAAACGTACAAACGATCCTACTTCTACACCTACTGTTGCATCAACAGACGCAATAGCTTTAGTGCTTCCTTTTACAATAGACAAAGTACCAGTACCTACTCCAAAAGCTGTAGCAGCTGCTGAACTTAATACATCTACTGAGACAGCTTTAGAAGCTTCTCTAGAGAAGTTGTTAACTGTGTTAATTGCTAAAGCATTAGCTACTTCCATTTCAGTTGTATCTAAATCTGATTTGAAATAAGAAGGTTTTGCGTAGTAACCACCGTGGTTATTTACACATCCTGCGATCATCTCTAAGCGAAGGTAATAAGGGTTGTCATTGATTGCATCAATTGAACCATTTACTCCGTTGTAACCTACTGAACAAACAGTAGCCGTAGATGCTGCTCCTACTTTAAGTGAAGCTGCAGTGATGTTTGCTTTTGCAATTTTAGATGAAACCAACAATTCAGTTCCTACTTTCTTTGCAATAACGAAATGAGATGCCGTTACAGCTCTAGCTTCAGTCATTCTAGTTCCACCTGGACTAAAGATCCCGATTTCACCTGCATTCATTGTATCCATTCCTCCTTCAGTAATATCTGCTGCATTACCTACAAATAAAGTTTGGATGTCTTTTTGTGAAAATGTCATTTTTCCTTGTTTTTGTTAATTATTATTCATTCCCCTGTTGCTCTACCGTCTTAATCTGGTACATAGCTGGGTCAGTTACCCCTGTAGCTATCTTCACTGCTTCATCAACTATTCTCCTGTGAAGGATATCGTTTAATTCACAATTCAACGGACCTGTTGCGCCATCAACTGTTTGTGCCCCTATGATAATCGGTTGTAAAACCTGTATGTACCTTAAGTGATATTCATTAACTGTAAACGCCCCGTCTGTTATAAGCTCGTGTTTATGGCCTTGGTAATCTAACCTCCATATAGCTCTGAGAGCACTTGGCTTCTTAAACGGATTACTTACGTTAATACTGTATTCATCGTGCGTTACGGGCTTCACTCTAACCCTATTGCCGTTTGTGCAAGCAACAGAAGAGGCTATTGTAACCTCTTCTGATACTGCAAGTAGACAATCTGTAGGCAAGTCATAGAACACTCCATTAGGTAGTGCCTGTGTCTGGTCAAGTGAAGGTGTAGTAATAGTTACACCTTTTACTAGTTCTTGTAGTTCCTTACGTCTGATCTCTGTGTTTTCAAACCCTTCGCGAACTTGGTTACTTAGAGACTTATAACGAGAAAGTACAACACGTTCTTGCGCTTTAGTCAAGATACGACTTATTTCTTCATCCTCATATCCGGCAGCTTCAAAGTTTGTAATCTTATCGTACAAAATTAAAAACTCCCGTTTCATGTCTAAGTTATCCATAATCTAGTCTTTTGCATTTTTTACTCTTGCTTCGAGTGTAAGTAGTATATCTTGATTCTCTGTAGCTTTTAAGTACTGTAGTGCGTTTTCTAACGTAGCCACTGTACCAACATCTGCTAATTTGTCACCACCTGGTAAAGAATACTCACGTCCTGTAAGTATTACCACATTAAGCTTAACAGCTTTTTGGATCATTAGGCGTAACGTGTAGTTTTCTTTGTCTCTAGCAATTTCTAAGAATCCTTCTAGATCCTCTTCCATTACATTAGAAACCGCTCCAGTTAAAAAGGCAACTGTAGACTGATCATCTACACCTTTACCGTAAACTGTCAAGAAGTCTAACATTGATTGTTTATTAGCTTGTAGTTTACCTAAGAACATATATGCGTCTTTAGTACTGTTAACTAATTTAGCTTTTTCTTTTACTTCGAAGTCTTCCTGTAACATTACGTAACGGTAAGAAAGTTTCTTCTTTTGTACTGTACCATTTGGAGCAATAGCTCTCTTGTTAGCCAATAGGATTAAGTAATTCATGTAATCTCTAGGATTTGACATGTCTAGGATAATTGCATCTTTACCTAAAACTACTTTTACTTTTTCCCACTCACTACCTTTTTTATGGTAGTTTAAATCTAATTCTAGTATTTTTTCCAACCACTCTTGCTCTTCAGCAGAAGTAAAAGGATTCATTAGGTAACCGCTCTTGTTTCTAGGTAATACATACTCGTTAGTTGAATTACCAAAAAGGAAATACGCTTCGTGCGCAGGGTCCTGAATCATAGAGTTAATTGCTCGTTGTACTGGTTGCACCTTAATCCTTCCCGAGGGTGCTTTCCAATTTGTGTTTTGTGTACTCATTCTCTTCTCTCTTTAAGTTTAAATTACATAAGACAAAGATAGGAATAATTTCCCATCTTTGCCCCATGTGATTTGGTTTATTTTTATGCTTGCATGTTGTTGATGAAGCTAAGTGTTCTTGACGGGTCTCTTACGATAGCCGCTCCTACGAACATTTTGTGCTCTTCCCATGCATCTTCTGCAGTTCCAATAGCCGATACTTCACCATCTGGTGAGAAAGGGTTTCTGAATCCAGCAATATACTTGTGCATAATTGGTGTTCCTTTTACACCGTACTTTTGAACGTTTGGTTCACCTTCTGCAGTTCCGATGTCAAATACATCATATCTGTAAGACTCAACCACACCTCCATTAGGATGTTTCAATTTGTTACGAGTTTTATCATCGTACATTGAATCAACAGACAAACTCACTTTCGTGTTGTTTGGTCCCATAAATTCAACAAACTGACCTCCAAAACCTTTTTCCATTCTTGAAATTCCAGCTTTAGTGCTGTACATTCTTGACTGATCTTGTAATGGTGTAAACAATTGAGCAAACTTCTCAAGTGACTTGTGGAATTCCCACGCACCACGCTCACCTGTTCTCAATACAAACCCACGCTCATCTGCGATCAATTTACCTTCTGAAAGATCTAATAATCTTGAAGACAAATCATCAATAGCGAAAGTGTTGTAGTAACTAGTGTTAGCTGCTTCCATTTGTTGACGGATACCAGCACCTTCAGTAATCTTATAACCTGATTTACCTGATACTTTGTATTTACCATCTGAGCTTCTGTTAGAAGTTCCGAACATCATCAATTTGTTGATATCTTCACGGAACGCATTGTCAAACATAAAAGACTCATAGTGTTGCCAGAATTTAATAACTTCTCCATTAGGACCTTTGAAGAAAGAACCCATCTTCTTGTCTCTCATGTTACCTGGAGTCTTTTTCTCAATTCTGATTTGAGAGAATGCATTTCTCATTGTAATGTGCGACTTGTAAGCGATCTCACGACCTTTTCTTGACATAGTACGCTCAACTGGAGAATACTCTCCGGAGAACAATTTCCCTGCAATAACTTCTTCGTAAGGAATGAAGTCTTCCATTGAACCTGTATCCATAACACAAGTGTAAACTGTAGTCATTCCTTCAGAACGTGTTCCTTGGATTAATACTGGGTACATCTCGTTCATTTCTCCTACGATACGTTGAGTATCAGAGAACCAATCTTTAGGGAATACTAATTCAAATTCTGTGTGGTTTTTACCTGGCTCGTCAGAAGCTACAATTGCAGTTCCGTTAATTCTACACTCAAGTAATGCTACGTTATCAACACCTTGTGATTGAAGCTCCCATGTAAAATCGTCATCTGAATCTAATTCTTTTGTAGGGAACTGTGCCAAAACGCTGTCGATGTTATTCCCAAATGCATTTTGTTGCACTGTCATAATCATGTCAGATACTTTTTGTGGAGCAGACTGCCAGATTTTACCAATATGGTTTTCTGTAGTTAATCCTTTCCAACTAGTTGCACCTGTCATTTGTAATGGTGAAATTTTCATTTTTTTTTTTTTTTAGTTGTTTTTACTC